CGTACTTGTCCGGCGGTCTCGGCTTCCGCTCCGCTTATATTGCGATTTGAGCCTTGCTGATTGTGTTTTGCTGGGGCGGGCGATAGCCTGCCCCTTTAAATAAAAAATGGTATACCCTAGTTTATAAAGGACTGATTACGATAACTACACTAACTATAATCACAAAAACAGATGACTTGATGGATGAAATTTTCGATGCAATTACTCAATACCCAAAGTCTGAAAAATACTCTTTAGGTACTGACACAAAAACATCTGCACTGGCCTTTTATAGGTTGGTAGTCACGGCGGCAAAGAAGTATTACAAGAAAACGACGCTAAAGGATGCAGATGTGGAGTTATACACACTGAAGTATTTTATCCGCAGAGGCCACAGCCACAGATATATGAGCACAAAGCGCTACGAAAGAATTTCGCGGGCGATTGAAGAAGTAGGGCGAATGCTGGGCGGCTGGATTAAAGCCACGGAAAAATAAAAATCTGAAATATTTTTTAGGGGAATAGCCATCTATCCGTTATCGGGTGGCAATTGGAACAACCAGGCTAATGCGGGCCTGTTCGCGCTGAATTTGAACAACCCGCGCTCGAACTCGAACAGCAATATCGGCTTCCGCTCCGCTTTACTTCAATCCGTCAGAAGTTATAATCTCAAGGGATTATTTCCAGTACATGAAGTTTAAAGGGGTTATTCTCCATAGTTGCAGATGGTAAATGTTGTAACTAAAAAATAAAAACGGAACGATGCAGTTAGTATGTTGACCACAGAAAAATGTATCGTAGTGTTGTATTTGGTATCTAAAGGAAAGAAGTTTTAATCGATGAAAAGAATTAGCAATCTATATAGCAAAATCTATGACTTTGAAAATCTTTATGAAGCTTATCTGGAGGCACGAAAGTGCAAACGGTACAGGCGTGATGTTATGCGCTTCACTGCAAACCTCGAAGAAAATTTAATACAAATTCAAAACGAACTCATTTACAAGACTTACAGAGTAGGCCGGTACAATGAGTTTTTCGTTTACGATCCAAAGAAGCGGCTGATTATGTCATTGCCGTTTCGGGATAGAGTGGTGCAGTGGGCAATATATCGCCAGCTCAATCCACTGCTAGATAAGCGCTACATTTCCACATCGTATGGGTGCAGGAATGGCGGCGGCTCTCACAGGGCCGTGGCGAAGTTGAAGCAGTACATCAGGGAACAGCCGGGTACGGCATATGTGCTCAAGATGGACATAAGCAAATACTTCTACAGAATAAATCATGATGTGCTCATGGGGATTCTGAAAGGGATAATCAAAGACAAAGATTTACTTTGGCTATTGGAAACGATAATTCGCAGTGACCATAACTTTGGCATTGAGGTCGATGATTGGAATTATACCGGCGAAAGATTGTCAAATGTCGGGATGCCCATCGGGAACCTATCATCTCAGATGTTCGCAAACCTTTATTTGAATGGGGCTGACCATTTTGCGAAAGAAGAATTAGGGTGCAGACACTATATTCGCTATATGGATGATGTCGTTATTGTCGATACAGACAAGCAAAGATTGTGGGAAGTTCTCCATGCCATGGATGACTATTTCACGAATAAGCTGGCCTTGAAGCTCAATAATAAAACATCAATCCGAACGGAAACACAGGGCGTTGATTTCTGCGGATACCGGGTGTGGAGGACTCACATCAGGCTGCGGAAGAAATCGGCCATAAAGATGAAGCACCGCATCAAGCACTTAAAGAAAGAATTTGCCAGGGGAGAAATTAAAGCAGGCAGATTCAGAAACAGCCTGATGAGTTATCTGGGAATGATGCAGCATTGCGATTCTCATTCTTTGAGGGCAAAACTATTCAAAAACCTTGTACTGACTAAAGGAGGTAAAGACTAATGTTGAAAAAAATTCGTATGGCGCTCAGCGCTATTTTGGTGACATATATCCTTTTGATTGCGCCGACATTTTGTTTTGCCGGTGGAATTCCGCAAGACAAGCAGGCACACATCGGAGCCAGCGCAGCGGTAGGGCTGGTATTGGCTCAGAATAAACCTTTCTGCAAATGGAAGCCCTGGCAGAGGGCTCTTTTTAATGTGGCCGTGATTGGTGGGGCGAAAGAATTATATGACCATAGGCATCCGAATAGCCATACTGCTGAATGGGGCGATATTGGAGCCGACGCAATAGGAGCTTTTGGGGCTGAAGGCATGGTGTGGCTCGTTCATAAGAGCTTCTAGGGAGGCTAGATCTATGGCAGAACGGTCACCGCCTATCGAGCAAGATAATATAATTCCGAAATCGCAAGGTTAGAGAAAAGAGGCAAAGAATGGACTGGATTCAGACTGCAGCATCCGCGACAGTGGTTATGAGCTTTATTGCTGGGGTAGTTTCTAAGATGGCCATTTCCCCCTTAATCACGGTTATGAAAAGCTTGCAAACCTCAGTCGATAAGCTGAGCGAAGACCTCAAAGAGGAACGCGATCATCGGGTGGGCATGGAAATCCGCATGATTGAGATTGAGCAACGTGGAAAAAGCAACACGCACCGGCTGAATAAGCTGGAGGAGGGAAAATAATGGTAAAGCTGCTCACTACCGATTTTGTTGTGGGCGTGTTCCTGGGCATCGCTCTTGTCACTTGTGTCTGTCTTAATCAGACCGAGCTGGCAGGGCAGATAGCCGCAGGATTGACAGGCTTCTTAGGGCGTGTCACGCTGGAGCGCCACAATGAGGGTAAGTAAAGATATTTCCCGCCGAAAGAAAGCGCGGGAGAAAAGAGGTTAAATGAATGGTTTAGCATGGACTGAGCTATATGACAAATTTGCCGAATTTGCCTATGTTGCCCGAAAGCAAGGTTTTTATGTCGGGCAAGTGCAGGAGATGGAATACAGCCTGTTTGAGATGTGCCCATTTCCGCGAAATTACAGACCGAATAAGAAAGGCGGTAAGAAATAATGATGAAGGTAATCGATATTTCCGCGTGGCAAGAGAATGTAAACTGGCAAGCGCTGGTTGACGCCGGCATCGATGGCGTCATTCTGAAGATTGGCGAACGCTCCAGCCTCGACAATATGTTTGTCGAGCACATCAATCATGCCGTGGAATATGGCCTGCAGTATGGCGTTTATTATTTCGCTCATGCCTGCAATTACGATGAGGCAGTCAGGGAAGCGGATCAAGTTGCTGAGTGGCTCAATGAGTACCTGCGCGGCGAGACTCCACCACTGGGCATCTGGTACGATGCAGAAAGTGAGCGGATGCTCAACGGCGATGTGACTGCCTGCTGCATGGCCTTCCTCAATCGCTTGACGGATTACGGCCACCAGTACAATGGCATCTATTCCGGATGGAACTGGTTCAGCGCTGAGGGCGCCCATCACATCCACATCGAAGACCTGCCGGAATACGTTCCTCTGTGGGTAGCCAATTATGGCAACGGCAACACGTTCGAGACCGCCAGCAAAAACTACCTGAAAGAGGAATACCCGGACCGGATCATCCGGATGCATCAGTTTACTGACCATCTGGAGGGTTTCGGGTACGATGCCAGCATCTACTATGATGACTGAAATCGTTTGAAATCGTTCGGCAATCGTCAAAAAGTCCACTGCACGCACTATAAAAACTCATGGCCATGAAGTTCTTGTATGTGTATAGTGGACATATTGTGTGGAAATCGTTTGAACGATTCGAGTTAAGCCGAAAAAATGCTTTCAAACATGGCGATGAAAGTAATTTGACACTTTTATTGAAATATCTAAAGGAGGAATTAACCTATGGCAGACCTGGAGAAAATCAAGAATGAGATTGCAGCTCATGTGGACGAAATTCTGACTCCGGAAATCAAGGCAGCAGGCGTGGAGCTTCTGCGGAATGAGGCCCTCCCTAAGCTGGTTGAGCTGAAGGAGATCTTCACGGCAAAGCTGACTAAGCAGGCCGAGGCCGAGCATGGCTGGTGCAAGTTCCGTGATGCTTATTTCTATCCGCTGCTGATGCGCGGGGTGCTCTACTTCGTAGAAAAGGCACTGGATAAGATGCAGGCGGCCGCTACCGCTGAAGTTACGGAAGGAAGTGACGCTCAGGCCCAGCAGCCTGGGCAGGAATAAGCCGCAGAAAAAGCCACAGAGCGGGGGAAGTTTTGCGGCCGACATTAATGTCAGTCGCAAAATACCATTTTGCCGACGCCAGCAAAATGGTATGGCCTTTGCTCTATGGCTGATTTGACAGGAGGGTGTGAGATGGATGAAGCGCATATTATCCTTAACATTTTTGCTCTGCTTGTTGCTATTGCCGGAGGTTGGTTCTTGTTCCGCGACATACACAGTAACGGAGAGTCAGTTGACGCAGCTCGAGAGCAATCTTGCGACGCTCAGGCAGAACAACGAGAAGCTGGAGAAGCTTTACAATCAGTCACAGACGGACTTGAAGAAAGCTCAGCAGCAGTCAGCGACATTGCAGGAACAGGTCAAGAGCTTGCAGGCTCAATTAGCGACGCTCAAAGCTCAATCGGAGAAGGCCAGCAGCTCATTACAGACAGCCAGCGAAGACTGGCAGAGTGCGAAGACCTTATACGAGAAGTCAGAACAGGAGCATCAAAAGACTGAGCGAAGGCTCAAGACGCAGAAAACGGCGTGGCAGCTTATCGCTGGGGGCTTGCTTATGTATCTGGCATTTTAGAGAAAGAGGGCAGGATTTACCTGCCCTTATTTTTATGCCGTGACCACAGTTTGACCTCAAAAAGTTTTAAAAGTGAATTTTTGGCAATGTTTTCCAATGCCGTGAACCCGCATGAAATAAGGGCTAGTAGATTGTAGCAGATTGCGGCAGATTGTTTCATCATTTGGAGGATAAGTGTTACTAAAAAGCCCCGGAGCCTTTATTTTTCAAGGTTCCAGGGCTCATTTTTTTATTCTGTGACCACAGTTTGACCACATTTTGCAGCAGTTTCCAGTAGAGCCGCCACACTTTCGGCCGACTCATTATACATATGGGAGTATACTGCCAGTGTGATGCTGGGATTCGAATGGCCGAGCCTCTGCGATATGGTGGTTATGGGTACCCGGTTATGGATCAGCAGACTGGCGTGCGAGTGCCGGAGGTCATGCGGGCGGATGCGCTTCACTCCAGCAAGGGCAGCGAATTTCGTCATTCGCTTCCGGAGGAATGAAGGATGATAAGCGAAAAACCTTTCGGGCTTCTCCATGAGCTGACTCAGATAATCATGGGCTTCAGCCATAATGGTGGGCGGCATGAGGATTGTCCTGACACTGTGCGCCGTTTTGGGAGTGCTCACAGTATGATTGATGTGGACATAGTTCTTGTTGATCCGGATGGAATTGGCTTCGAAATCAAAGTCATCGGCAGCCAGCGCCAGCAGTTCACCCATTCTCATGCCGGAGTAAAAGAGCAGCAAATAGCATAACTGGAGCTTCTTGTCATCCACCGCAGCAAGGAACTGGTTGAATTCTTCCACAGACCATATTTCATGCGTGGTTTTGGCTGTCTTCAGCTCATCGATGGCAATCCTGGCGGGATTTGATTTTAGGTCATAATATTTTACTGCATACTGGAACACTGCCACCAGTTTGGAGCTTATGAGGTTGATGGTAGAAGCAGCGTAAGGCCGAGCGCCCTGCTTGCCATCATATGCGGATTTCCCCTTCAGGTCATTATGCCATCTACGGACATCCAGCTTTGTGATGGACTCCACCAGCCTATTGCCAAAAGCCGGCCTAACATGGATGTTGATATTCTTTTCAGTGGATGCGTAGCTGTTCGGCTTCTGGTTTGCCTTCCTGTCCTGCAGGTAGGCATCGCATAAGGCCGACCATGTTATGTCGTGGGCTGAGACTTTCTGCTTGAAATGCTGCTCATATTGCAGGGCGGCCTTCTTTGTCTTAAAGCCGCGTTTTGTAGTCTCGTGTTTCTGCCCTGTATAATCTACATACCGAAACCGGCAGTACCATGTGCCGCGGGCTTCATCTTTATATGCTGGCATTGCATCACCTCCTTAACGGTGGATTGTGGTATAATGGGGAGCAAAAGGGAGGGGCGGAAAACATGGAACTCAATGAGCGTATGGAAAACGTAAAAAGAAGAACAGATTTTAGCTTTAGTTGCAACCGTATGCGCGAATTGCTGGAAATACGAACGGCTTTTAGGCAAGTGATGCGCTGCGTTTCGCAGGGCACGGCTTTGCATGACGATTATCATGCACTTAACGAACAGCTAAAAAGGACAATAACAGCGGAAGCTAAAAACCTAGTTGCTGCCTCAGAGGGGGAAGAAGTATGAAGGATTTGCCAAAAGTTCGATTTGTTTGGGATATACGAGAAGGCAAGCCCGGTGAGGGGAACTCTAAAGAAATAGAGTTTTTCAGCGATGGCACTCCTTTTGGGAAACAGGCAGTCATTGTGACAGCTGTATTAGAACCCGAGCTTTTTCGCCGTGTACGCTTCGAGGGCGGCGACCTGCATATCCTTCCAGCTGTCGAAACGTGAGTGCTCCCGAACATTCTCGTCAACATCGCCTTCCATGTCCAGCAGTTCGCGGATGTCATCGAAGTCGGTATTGTCATAAAGGAAATCCTCTGTGAACAGTTCTTCATAGGGGATTTCTTTTTCATTGCTCAGCTCTTTGGCACCTTCGGCCATTGCGGAAAGTCTCTTTTCAAATGCATCAAAACCGTTTATCATAATAGTGTCATTACTTTCATGTGTTTTGGGGCCGCCCTTCGGGGTGGCTCTTTTTTTATTGCGAGGTTCGGGCGGGGATTTGCGAGGTTCATAATTATGCACTCACACAATCAGCCGGCGCCTAATCTCAGTAACCACACCGATAATCTTCACCGGCAGCTCCTCAATCTGCTTATGAGAGTAGAAGTGTGGCGTATAGACTGCGACATTGTGCCCGATGAGTGTTATCCCATCGGCGGACTCCCTTACTTCCTTCGCGGTGGCATCTTCCCCATCTATCAGCACAATGGCAATCTGTCCATTCTCAGCAAAGGACTGCTGGCGGACAATTACGATATCCCCATCCATAATCGTCGGCTCCATGCTCTGGCCATCGATGCGCAGGGCGAAATACTCGTTGCCATCGTCTTTATACCGGCTGTCTATATATTCATAGCTCTCAATATGCTCATCTGCATATATCGGTTCCCCTGCGGCTACTCGGCCTAGCAGGGGGATTTTGTATGTGTATTGGTTCATGGGGATGGCGTTCGGTGGGGGAGATTTTGACTCTGACTCTATCCCCATTAGTTCGCTGGGCATTATTCCTAACGCTGTGGCTAATTTGTAGATGTTCTTTTGCTTTGGCTCATAGTTCCCGGAAAGATACTCACTGATTGTTGATTTACTGATTCCTGTTCGATTGTGCAAGTCTACGGCTTTCACTCCAGCCTTATCCATTGCAGCTTTTAATCGGTTTACAAAATCTGACATAATACACACCTCCATAATGCTATTATATGGTGGATATTCGGAAAACACAAACAAAATGAGGATTTTTTATAAAAAAAGTTAGGAAAACCGAAAAAAAGACTTTACAAAACAAAAGCAGAGTGATAGTATAATAGACAAGTTCGGAGAACCGAACAGAAGAAAGGAGGGCCGAAGATGGCGTTTAGTTATGACAAACTGCGTGGAAGGATTCGCGAGGTGTTCGGCACACAAGATAAGTTCGCAAAGGCTCTGGGGATGTCTGCTGCAACATTATCGCTAAAGCTGAACAATGTTTCAGAATTCACCCAGCAGGAAATGTTTGAGGCATTACGGCTGTTAAAAGAGCCGCCCCAGACAATCAACCAATATTTTTTTACCCTTAAAGTTCGGAAAGCCGAACAGTAAGACAGCGAAGGAGGATTCACATGAAAGTAATGACCATCGCAAACACCAACATTGATGAGCTGGTGCAGGTAGACAATGAGCAAGTAGTTACGGATAGCCGCAAAGTAGCGGAAGTATTTGAGAAAGAACATAAATCCGTGCTGCGTTCTATCAACGAAATTTTGGCAGCCCAAAATTGTGCCGCGAAATTTTTCTACGAAACCACCTACGAGAACCGTGGCAAGCAATACCCCATGTACCTGATGAACCGCGACGGATTCAGCCTTTTG